GGTAAAGCGAAAGGAGGAGCGCACGCATCTAGGGGAGCACACGCGGTCGGGTAGAGCGCACGCGGCGCGGCGATTCACAAAGCCTAACGCCAACCACCACACAAAAAGTACACAATAGTACAAACAGAAAGAGACGATTATGCAAATACAATTCAAACAATCCATGCTATAATATAGACAGTGAAAGGGAGAAACAAACCTTTCATAATATGATGTGATGGGAGATAGAGTGGAATGACAATTAGATTTACAAAGTACCTAAAAGATGCGGCTGTTTTTAAGCCAATGGATGAACGTATTACAATAGAAGTAACGCCGGAAGATTTGAATTTAATTATTAGCGTAAGGGGCTTTAAGGAAACAACCAAACAGGGGCACTACTGGAAACGTACAGCCTATAACGAGGGTGAAGCTCTTGACATTATGAGTTGATAAAGGAAAGGATGTCCGGTGGGAAACGAAACGTTTGAAAGGAGAGAACGAAAATGAACGAATGGTTTTGCACAGTATTTCCGAATGACCTTGATGAAATGCCACAGGATTTTGAAAGCTATGTAGAAGCGAATAAATACGGCGCTGAAATGTTTGGAGAAGGCAATTATACCATTGAAAGTCCGTGTTAATAACACCCATCCGGGGTACAAGTGTAAAGGAGAGTTAATTATAAATGTGTGATTGTAGATTTTGGTGTGAAGACGAAAATTTTGCTTATTTTGTTGTGGATGACAATGGGAAAGGATCAAGAATACTTGTAAGAAGTGGCGGCGGAATGCCCATGATAATTTCATCTGAAACTTTTTTCAAAAATAGTTGGCATGTGCAAAATATTTATTTACCCAAATTTTGCCCAGAATGTGGAAGAAAGTTGGTGGATTACAATGAAACTTAAAAAAGAACACATTGCATTTTTAAACGAAACTGCAAGAATAGATTTTGATAGTGCTTTACAAATGGTAGACGGTGTAAACATGTTATCTGAGGTTGAATATGGATTTGTGAATATGAACGATGGGGAGCACAGGTTGGTTTATTGGGAAGATGGCATTTTGAAAGATGCATATAAGAATTGTGAGGATTAAAATGATAGTTATCAGTCTAACTAACCTTATAAAGATGCTCGTATTAGCGTATATATTGGGAATTTTAACGTTTGTTATTATTGTGTTTTTAATTTCAAGGAAGTTGTGATAAAAATGTACTTAGATTTTGTAAACGCGCTTAGAACGGTTGGAACGGGTTTAATATTATGCTCTTTAGTCGGACTAGTCGCAATAATTAAATCCGAAAACAATTGGAGGGATTTAAAATGATAGACATAGGCTTAACAAATGCACTTGCACAAATAAGAGATGCTTTATATGAAATTTCTGATACATTAAAAGAGGTGAAAGAAACAGAAGATGCAGTTAATAAATGTGAAAATTGTCCATATAAAACCTATTATGAGCAAGGGTATGTTTAAAGTCAAAAAACGGCAGAAATGATTAAAAGGAGGGTTGACGATTTAATAAATGCCGTTTATAATATAATCACAAAAATAAAAAGGAGATATTTAAAAATGAAAGCAAAGATTTATGAGGGCCGTATTTACAGTGTAATTAAGGAAAAAGATGGGAATTTCTGTGTTGAAACAATGGACGGGTTGTATAAGAATGATGCAGAATTCAAAAAGGCAATGAAAGCTAAGGGAGAAAAGTTTATCGGCATTGCAAATAAAGAGAAAGTTTATAACATATATGAAATTAGCGCAGAAATTGTAAAAGAACATGGTACTCTTGTAACCGAATAAATTTAGAATGGGAGTTTTTAAAATGGCTTATAAAAAGAAAGTAGAATCTAAAGACCGCGTGGAAACAGTTTTCGATGTTAAAGGTGCATTGACATTCTGGGTTAAAATGGGGAGTAACGGCAGACTTTATGCTTCCACCTCCGTAAAAAATAGTGACGGTGACAGAATGTTCTATTCAGTCTTTTTTCGAAAAGATGTTGATTTGACTGACTTTGATGATGGCATGAATAAAATCAATGTAAAGTCCGGTTTTATTACATGCTCGAAAATTGGTGAAAGCGTCCGCCCGAAAATTATGGTTTTGGATTTTGAGTAAGAGAGAAACAGCGCCCCGGGTAACCGGGGCGCACTATTTAGAAAGTAGGTGTTAAAGATTGAAATACACCGCTGGGAACTTAAGAACAAGGGATATCGACAAAGAAATTCGTGCTTATAATAGACGTTTGCTACAACTACAATCGAAAAATGAAGCGTTTAAAATTCTGGATACGTTGACGCGCACAGAAGTAATGCGGGGGAGAACAGACGCAGAAATAGCGCGGGAACTGAACCGTTTACAAGAATTGGCAAAACCTGAAAAACAGAAAATGGTAAAGTACAAAGCGGGTAGCAGTTTAGAAGTTCCTCTATTTGTCCGCGAACAAGTCGAACGTGCCATCACAAAAGCGAATAAGCAGACCATGAAAAGGTTTGAAATTCTGGAAGCACAGCGTAGAGGTGCATTCTACACGATTGAACAAGAAAGTTTAAGGCCCATTACAAAAGGTACGGGCAGAACGCTGATGGAAGTTAAAAAGAGATTGGAGAGTGCACAAAATCGCGAACGTAGCGGCTATTTAACTTTCTTAGATGAAAAATACAAAAGAAACTACATTAAGGCGATTCAAAACAATTTTGGTGCGGCTGGTGATAAGTTAGTTGACAGGATAAGCAAAATAAACGGTGCAGCTTTCTATTTCGCAAGTCAAGACCCGTTCTACGGCTCATATTTGGAAATTGAATATTCATACGGTGAAGAAGCTATAAATGCTATGATAAATAAAATTGAAAATGCTTTGACGGTTTTAAACTTGTAATGTTTACCGCAGACTTTGAGACTACCACCGATAAAAATGATTGCAGGGTTTGGGCTTGGGCTGTATGCGAAATCGGCGTTGTTGATAATATTGTAATTGGAAATAGCATAGAAAGTTTTTTCAAAACATGTGAAGAAAGTGGGAATTTAATTCTTTATTTTCATAACCTAAAATTTGATGGTGAATTTTGTATCAGCTATCTATTAAAGCATGGATATGAATACGTAGAGACAAAGAAACTTTACAATAAGCAATTCAATGCGCTTATATCTGATGAGGGGCAATTTTACAAAATAAAGATACGGTTTGAAAACGGGAACAGTTTAGAATTGCGTGACAGTATGAAACTGTTGAATTATTCAGTTGATGAAATAGCAAAGGCATTCCATTTGGATATTCAGAAACTTGAAATTGATTATAATGTTCCACGTGGAACAAACCACATTTTAACGAAAGAAGAAACTGAATATTTGAAACATGACGTACAGATTATGTCTTTAGCGCTTGACCGGATTTTTAAAATGGGCTTTGAAAAATTAACGCAGGGTAGTTGCGCTTTGGATGATTTTAAAAACATCATAGGGAAAAGGAGGTTTAGAACATTGTTCCCTGAGCCGAATTATGATAAAGATATTCGCAAAGCTTATAAAGGCGGGTTTACCTACTTGAATCCGATATACGCGGATAAAGATGTATGCGAGGGTAATGTATTCGACGTAAATAGCCTGTATCCGTCCCGCATGTATTACTGTGATTTACCATGGGGTGAGCCGAAATTTTATGAGGGCGAATACATTTACGATTCAGAACGCCCCCTATATATTCAACTGTTTAAATGTGAGTTTGAATTAAAAGAGGGATATTTGCCGACAATTCAATTAAAAGGGAATAGCCGCTTTGTTCAAACAGAATATGTAACTTCAAGCAATGGGGATATCGTTCCGCTTTGTTTAACAAATGTAGATTTTGAGTTGTTTTTAAAGCATTACAACGTTTATAACCTAGAATATATTCGTGGGTGGAAATTCAGAGCATCAAAAGATTTGTTTAAAAAGTATATTGATAAATGGATGCAGGAAAAAATAAAAGCTGGGAAAGAGCATAATCCCACTATGCGGAATTGGTCAAAAATTATGCTAAACTCTTTATACGGCAAATTCGCACTTGATCCTATGTGCGCGAAAAAGCATCCGTACCTTGATAAAGGTGTTGTGAAATACAGAACATCTCCACCAGAAACAAGGGAAGCCTTGTATTTACCTGTAGGGGCGTTTATTACAGCGTATGCTCGTAGATATACGATTGAAACCAGTCAAAAAATAAAGGAATACAGCTTAGAAAAATATGGTAAAGATATGTACATTTACAGCGACACGGATAGTATTCATACAACTTTACCGCTAGAAGATATTAAGAAGTTTATTGAAATAGATGATTATAAGCTCGGCGCGTGGGCGCACGAAAGCCATTTTACAAGGGCGCGCTTTTTGAGGGCCAAAACGTATATTGAAGAAATTGACGGAAAACTGCACGTTACATGCGCTGGGCTTCCTGACAAAGGGAAAGAGCAGGTGACATGGGAGAATTTCCACCCGAATGCTATGTATACAGGGAAATTGATGCCCGTGCATGTCAATGGTGGGATTGTTCTAGTTGATAAAGAATTTAATATAAGGGGTTGAGTTTGTGTTAGAGATTGAGCAAATAAAAGAGGATATAGATTATCTTAAAAGGGATGTTAAGGCGCTTTTAATACTTGATGGTTATAGCAAAGACGCTGTGAAAGTGGTAAAAAGATTATATAAAGAACTAGGGTTTATTATAAAAGAGAATTATGGTTTTAATGAATTCGGTAAATTTGAAAAGTTGAAAGAATTAATTCATGGTGATTGTTGTTATTGCAAATATTATAGTGAATATAAGTTAGATGAAAATTGTCAAAAATGCAGCAGGAATAATATTTTTGACGATACATCTAATGATTTATCCATATTTAAGCTACAAAAATCCATGGCATAATTTGTAAATTACAGGTATGATTATAATAGGATTTACAGGAAATGTAAATACTATTTACAGCGGAGTGCAACGGGTGAAACCGACCGTCTGTAACATCGGGCCTTGCAAGCTATAATATTTCTGCCTGTAAATCCTGTTGAGGTGATTTTATGTATTATGATATAAATAATACGTTATCTTATAACGCGCTTTTTAACATTGTGCTTGGTGGCCGTGGGATTGGCAAATCCTACCAATGGAAAATTAAAGCGGTGCGCGACTTTCTGAAAAAGGGAAAGCAGTTCGGGTATATTCGGAGATACAAAGATGAGCTATTAAAAACCGCAGGCGAGTATTTCAACGATATTATTAAATATCAGGTTTTTCCAGATACAAAAATAAAATATGATGGTGGACAATGGTATATCAATGACCAACTGGCGGGTTACACTTTTGCACTCACAAAGGCAAGTGACTATAAATCAAGTGCTTTTCCTGATATTTCAAATTTGATTTTTGAGGAGTTTATAATTGACAAGCCGCATTCATCATATCTACGGAATGAACCTTTTCTTTTATTCGACTTGTACGACACAATAGCACGAATGCGAGACGATGTTATTTTATTTATGCTTGGAAACGCAATTTCAATGGCCAACCCTTATTTTATACAATGGGATTTATCACTACCGAAAAATAAAAATGCAGTTGTAAGAGATAACATCCTTTTACAGGTAGTTCCAACAAGCGCAGAATTTAAAAGAGCGAAAGAAAATACAAGGTTCGGCCAAATGTCACGCGCCCTTGGATATGCAGAATATTCTGTGGATAATAAATTCTACTTGGATGATGAAGCACAGATAATGAAAAAAGGGAAAAATACACGGTTTTATTTTACCCTTGTATGGAGGGATAAAAAATACGGGGTGTGGTTTGATTACGACACGGGAATGACAATTATATCATACGATTATGATCCGTATAACACAATGGTTTTTACACCAGATAAAGAAAGCATAAATAAATCCATTCAGTATGTAAAGCAGTACGAACGCCACCCGTTTTTCAGAAGAATAAAAGAAGCATTAGAAACGGGTACACTTGCTTACGAAAATGAAAAAATTCAGCATGAAATTAAAAGCATGTTGAAAATAATTATTTAAAAGGAGAAAAACAATGGCTTATACTACTTGGATTACGGCAAACCCCCTTGTAAATGTCACGCAGGTTTTTGGAGGTTCACACCGTGGAAAAGACTGGAACACACGGGATGCTTCCGGCGTGATGGGTGATACGATGGTGCGTGCGATTGGAACGGGTGAAGTTGTTCGCAGTGAGTACGGGACGGGGGGCAATTGGTCTTGGGGAAATTTCATTGCAATTTATTACCCTGCTCTTGATAGAACGGTCTTGACCGCGCACCATGCAGACCGCCTTGTTAAAGTTGGCGATACGGTTGAAGCCGGAACACCTATCGGCAATTTTGGAATGACGGGCAACACTACTGGACCGCACTGTCATGAAGAATGGCATGTTGGCCGGGGTATTACAAATAATCTTGTAACGCCTGATGATGGTTTTCCAAATATCGTTGGGAGATATGATATTGAATATGGAGGAGGTGAGACACCTATGCCCGCAGAATATACAGCAAATATTCTAATTGTTGTCTTTGCCGAAAATGGTCATACCATTAACAGCCCCGCGAGTAATGACCCTGAAAACTATGTGTATTTTGGAAACAAGCGCAAGTTCCGCGTGATGGCTGACAATCTTGATAAAGTCCAAGAGTTCGGAAGTTGGAATTACTGGCAAGATATTACAGATGTCGCCGTCTTGAAAATCTTTAATAAAGATTTGAGTGAACTGCCCAATGTGTGAAAAATTGAAGGCACTTTATATTGAAAGTTATTACAACTATCAAAAAGCAAGTGCCAAAGAAGCGGGAATTATGTACGGGATATTTCTAGGGGTAAGAAAATGCTGTAACATTTTATATTCGCAGAAAACTGTTGCAGATTTCCAAATTTTAGCAAATGAATTTGCTAATAAAAGGGTATGAGAAAATGGATTACACGGTAATGGCACAGATAGTTAGTACGCTCGGATTTCCGATTGTAATGTGTGGCGTTCTTGTTTGGCTGAATGTCAAACAGATGAACGCGCATGCGGAAAGTGAAGAAAATTTTACAAATGCTCTTGCGGATAATACGAAAGCGTACATTGAATTGAAAGACGCTATTTCAAACTTGAAAGTGAAAGGAGAAAACTAAAAATGAAACTTAGCGAAGCCCGTGAATTTATTGACCGTCTTTACAATAGTGAGGACGGCATGACGGACGACATGCGCGAAGATTTGCGCAGGTTGCACGATAGTGAAGATGAGCAAGAGGGAATGGAACGTTACTGGAAAGAAATGTCCGATAAAATGGACGGTATTTCCAACGCGTTTAAAGATTTTAAGCGAGATTATGTTACCCGCGTTTTGACTGGTCGTGATGCCGTTAGAAAGCACGTTGAAGATTTAAAAGATGATGATTTCGACGACATCAAAGACGAAACGGAAAAGATTAAATCTATTTTTAATGAGGAGGTAATTGAAAAATGAAAAGCGCAAAAGTTTTGACAAGTGTAACCAATAATGCACCGCAGATTTTAACGGCGCTTCGCGCGCAGATGGTTGCGGAAAATCCCAGCTTTGAAAACAGGCTCCCACAGGTTACGCAAGATAATATTCGGGAATTTGGTACGGCGGTGCTTGATTATCAGCCCACGCAGAACGCTTTTGTAGATACCCTTGTAAATCTTATCGGGCGCGTATGGATTACGTATCGTTTGTTCACTAACCCTATGCGGGTACTTAAAAAAGGTATTCTTGAGTACGGTGATACGGTAGAACTTGTTTACACCAACCTTGCAAAGGCGCACCAGTTTGACCCTGCACAGGCTGAAGAAGAATGGATGAAGCGTGAAATTCCTGACGTAAATACCGCTTTTGCAAAACTCAACTATCAGGTATTTTATAAGCAAACTATTTCCGATGACATGTTGCGCCAAGCCTTTATGTCGTGGCAGGGCCTTAGCGATTTTATCAGTTCTGTATTTAACGCAATGTACACGGGCGCAGAGCTGGATGAATTTACCACGATGAAAAATCTGCTTGCGCAGTATGGTACGGCTGGCAAGTTTGCGGTTGAAGTGATCGACGAAGTGACGGATAATACATCCGCACACATGGCGCTTGCCAAAATGAAAGCCGTTTCGAATAAAATGGCTTTTATGCGCTCAGATTACAATAGTCTTGGTGTCCTTACTGCAACACCGAAAGAAAAACAGGTGCTTATTATCGACGCGGACACCGATGCTTATTTGGCCGTGCTTGGGTATAGCACACTGTTCAATCTTGAGCCCGCGAAGGTTCAGTACCGTGTTATCGTAGTGGATGAAATTCCCATTCAAGATACGCACGCGATTTTGATTGATGAAGATTTCTATGCAGTGTGGGACGCTTTGCAGAAGTTCACCCGCGATATGAACGGGCAGGGCCTGTACTGGCAGTATTGGGCGCATTATTGGCGAATTATGGCTGTGTGCCCGTTTGCGAACGCGGTTGCGTTTGTTACGACTGCTCCAACAATTACAACAATAGAGGTAACTCCCCCAACGACAAATTATGCACAAGATACTGCTACTCAAATGAATGTCTCTGTTACGGGTACTGGACTTTATCCGCAGGGCGTAACATGGAGTATCAGCGGAAACACCGATGCAACCACAAATATTGCTCGCGACGGGCTGTTGTATTTTGGTAAAGCAGAAACAGGCACAATTACTATTACAGCCACTTCTGTTTTTGATCATTCTAAAACCGGTACAGCGACAGCAACTAAAGCTTAAATGTTTATAGCCGGGCGGGTAATACCGCCCGGCAAATATAAAAGGAGAAGAAAATGGCAATAAATCCCAATACAACAATTTATCTGTGTGCAGGCATCCCATGGGGGAACGATTATGCGCACGTTAGATTGTTCCAGAATATGGAAGAACGTCTTTCTTTTCTTTCCACAAAAATCATAGCAACGCTTGATGGGGCAACTTATCAGCGTGATGATAAATTTGTTTCGTTTCCTGCAAATTATGAAACGATTGCAAACTGCAATTACATGTATTATCGAAATAACAACCGCTGGTACTTTAATTTCATTACAGATATTCGTTTCCAGAACGAAAATAAAAGTGACGTGTATTTTGAACAGGATGTTTTCCAAACATGGTTTGCAGATGATACTTTAAAAATATCTTTTGTTGAGCGTGAGCACACAAACGATGATACATTTGGAAGTAACCTTGTACCGGAGAATCTGGAAACAGGGGAATACGTTTACAACCAGAATATTACAAGCGGTTATGGCACTGTTTATGATTTCACACCCGGCATTATCATTGCCGTTTCAGAGCGCTTGGACGGTGTAGCAACTTCGAGTTTACTCGATAACACATTTACTGGATTGTCTTATTACTACGCGAAAAAAGAACGAGTAGACATGGCTATATCTATGGTTGATGAGTATGCAAAAAGCGGCAAGGGTGACGCCATTGTGTCAATGTTTATGTATCCGCTTGAACTCCTTAATATTTTCCCTGCTTCCCCGTCTTATGGTTGGGTGTCGGGTATGGGCTCAGAAAGAATTTACGGAAACAAACTGCTAAACGTTTTCGCTCCACTTGATGGTTACACACCTAAAAATAACAAATTGTACACATACCCGTACAGGGCCTTAGAATTGTATGGCTCTGGTGCAAGCGGCAAAGAATACCGTTACGAATTTTTTGACTTTGACGCACAAGAGCCGAATGGTCCTTTTGTACTGTTCAGTTCTCTCGGCGGTTCAGCTCCTATCGTATGCACACCACTGAATTACAAGGGGCTTAACATCTCACTTGATGAATCGTTGACAATGCCCGCTTTCCCTGTTTGTTCGTGGATAAACGACACCTTTAAAAACTGGTATGCGCAGAATCAAATGGGAATGAATTTAAATGCTTTAACAACAATTGTTGGCGGTTCGGTTGGTGCAGGTGTCGGAGTTTTCACCGGGGATTTTTCCGGGGCAGTTGAAAGTGTTGTAGGTGCGGCGACTAAAATTGCTAATACGCTTGTAACAATCGAAGAACATAAGATAATCCCCGATAGTGCGAGGGGCAATACAGCTTCTTCAAATTCTTTCTTTGCAAATGGGCAATGGTATTTTTACATGTTCCCTAAATGCGTGCGGTACGAATATGCAAAACGCATTGACGATTATTTTACCATGTACGGTTACAAAACCCTGCAAACAAAAGTACCTAACTTGTATGGCCGACGTTCTTGGAATTTTGTGAAGTGTACAGAAGCTAATTTAATAGACAGTATTCCTGTTGTAGCACACAATCGAATTAAACAGGCATTTGAAACGGGTGTTACTTTTTGGCATACGAACGATATTAAAAATTATTCTCTTGATAATTCTATTACTTAAGGTGGTGCAATAATGGCAAGAAAAGGAATAGGTGGTAGAGATTTTCAGTTTTTCGACACTCTAGCTTTGAACAATATAACTTACAATGAATATACAATCCGATTGCTTAACATTGCACTAGCCCGCTTTAAATGGGAAAATGTGCCAAAAGGGATTGATATTCGATATCTTGAATTGATGCTCATTACACAAGGTTCAGCGCTGGTTTTTTATGAAGATAGTTTGGAACAGTTTTTTGGTTTAGGGGTTGCGTATACAGGCCCGCTCAACTGGTACGGAGTACCGTCTGAACGAAGCGCAATTGCAGCAAATGGTACGCCTTTTAGAATGTTGGATGAAACAAATAGCGTGTTAATTTTTAATAACATGGCAAGAACTGGTGATGCTTACATTATAAATGAGTATGCACGTAAGCTATATGAAGTTCAGCGCAATGCAGAGACGAATGCAAATTTACAAAAGTTTTCGGCTTTCATTGCGTGCAACGAAAAAGAAAGATTGTCGCTTAAAAACCTAATTATGAAGTTGGACGGCGGTCAACCGTTTATTTACGGTGATAAGTCCTTGAATCTTGACAGCATAAAGCCGATTAACCTAGATATCCCGTTTATTGCACGCGATTTGCTCTCCGTGAAAACGGAAATTTATAACGAAGCGTTGACAAGTCTAGGGGTTGTTTCAGCTTTCACAGATAAACGGGAAAGACTTGTTGCAAATGAAGCCGCCGCCCCGTTTGGTTCGCTCGAAATGATACGTGAATCTTACCTGTATGAACGAAAACAGGCGTGCGAAAAAATAAATGAAATGTTTGGCACTAACATAAGCGTAGAGTTTAATTCTGAAATTCCAATTGTGCCGGAAATGGGCGGTGATATTGAAAATGAGTAGTTACACCGTTGAATTAAGACAACTTATTCAAAATGGTTATGACATAGGGCTAAAGGACTATCCTATTTTTGATGAAAGTTACCGTGAAACGCTTAACAATAAAATTATAACGCATTATTGGATGAGGGAAATAGGAGCGGAAACGGCAGGTCTTTTTAAACTTTATCTTAACCGCACCATGGCTGAAATAATGCCGTATTACAACCAACTTTATAAAAGTGCTCAACTTGACTTTGACCCGCTGAATGCTTATAATTATGTTGAAACAAATATGGAATTTGAAAACGTTGAAAGTGACGGTACACGCACAGACACAGCAGACGGAAAGAGCCTTTACAGCGATACACCACAAGGGTTGTTGGATAATGGGGCTATTGCAGACGGAAAATATTTAACTTCTGCAACTTTAAATGATTCTTCGGCTTCTTCGACTGCAAACAATTTGCAGAAACGTGATAGGAATTTTGAAAAGAAAGTACGCGGAAATATGTATCATAATTTAAGTGAGCTGTTGAAAGACTACCGGGAAACGTTTTTGAATATCGACATGGAAATTATCAATAACCCGGAAATACAAAACTGCTTTATGAAGCTTTATTAAAGGAGGTGAATAAGATGGATTTTCTAAATGTGGTTCGATGCTGTACTCCCGCTTTGCCGTCTGCTTATGCTGACGCACTATCCTATTATGACGCGCTGTGTAAATTACAGGGGACCATCAATGAAGTTATTCAAACCCTTAACACTTATACACCAGTTACGGAAGATTGGGTAAAGGATTATGTTGCAAGCCAACTAAATAATATCATAAAAGATATTGAGGATTTTGAAAATTCTGTTGATGGTAAAATCACTGATTTGGAAAATCAATATGCGCAATTTACACAGGAAATAAATAACAGAATTCTTGAAATTATAGAAACAGTTAATAAAAATAACCAAATATTCTATAATTATATCATTACAGTTGTTAATCAGAAATTGGAAGAAGTTGTAAATAGGCTTAGTGATGAAACGATTATTAACAACCCTGTATACAATAAAATGGACAGCTTGAAAAATACACTAAATATGATGTATGCGGGTATCCGACAAAGTGGTATTACAGCTTATGAATATGCAAACCTAGGGCTTACAGCAACAAAATATAAGTCGTACAATGTTTCAGCTTTCAATTACGCAACAGCGGCCCGTTTTATTTGGCACAAACTTATTTATGGTGTATATTCTGCCATTACAGGGATTTTCACTTCTGTACAACAGGCAATGAACGAACTAACGCAACAGCTTAGAATAAATGGTTTAACTGCAAACGAATATAAAGCGTTAGATTTAACCGCTACGGCTTATCTTGCAAAAAATTGGACGGCTTACATTTATTCTTGGAACTCAAAAACTTAAATAAAAGGAGATAAATTATTATGGCAAGCACTAACAAAACGACTACACTCAACCTTTCACAGTTTGTGGGAACTGACAAGCCCGACTGGCTCACCGATTATAATAAGGATATGGAAAAAATTGACACGTGGGCAACAACTGCCGATTCTGATATTGCTGATGCAAACAACAAAGCAACGCAAGCCGTGAATACGGCCAATGCCGCGAGTACTGCCTCTAACGCCGCAACTACGGCCGCTAACAATGCCGTGACCGTTGCAAATAGTATTGTCAGCGGTTGGGTGGGAATTACCCCAACCAATATTAACACTAAAATAACTGGAATGACCCGTACAATCCGCGGGAATGTACCCGCGGGAATCTTGTTTGTTTCTGCTTATTTTTACAAGGGTGACGGCGATTTTTCGTTAGCTGCAAATGAAACATTATTTACAATTCCTGCTAAATTCAAACCGATATCCACTACATTGTATGGTGCGATCACTTTGAAAAATAATAACGATAATTACATCATCTCTAATCTATCTATTGATGTAAGTGGCAATGTTAGCTTGTGGTCTGGTACTGGCACTATCACAGGAATTAAAGAGATGATTATAAATTCTATTGCTGTAATTCCTGTATAATAAAAAATGCCCGCCGAAAGGCGGGCTTTTTGTTATTCAAAATATGTGTCCCTTGGCTCTAAAACATAGTTGTTTGGATTTTTCCAGTATTCTTCCTCAACCCTCTTCAATGCTTCATCCCTGCTATTCGCTTCAATGTCAACAACTGTCTTGTGAATTTCTGTAATAGTAATTTTGTAGTTCATTCTCTATCACCCCTTTCACTGTCTATATTATAGCATGGATTGTTTGAATTGTATTTGCATAATCGTCTCTTTCTGTTTGTACTATTGTGTACTTTTTGTGTGGTGGTTGGCGTTAGGCTTTGTGAATCGCCGCGCCGCGTGCGCTCTACCCGACCGCGTGTGCTCCCCTAGATGCGTGCGCTCCTCCTTTCGCTTTACCGCGTGCGCC